ATATTGGTTCAATTATAACGAAATTTAACATATCGCCAATTTGAGCAAAAATTCCACCAATTTTTTCTACAAAAATGAATTCACAAAAATTTTTAATTTGTTCGGGTATTGTTGATATAAATCTTGCTGCTTCATTTAATTTATCACCGATAATTTCTAAAGAAACGAAAAATCCCTTTATTTTATTTAATATACTTATTATTTTATTAGCAACTACTTTCATTGGTTGTACGATTATACTATTTACAAAATTATTTATTAATGTTGGCACAGAATTCAAATAGTTAAATGCATTATTTAATTGTTTACCTATTTTACTCAATGTATTGTTAAATTCTTTTATTTTATTTAATATACTTATTATATTATTAGCAACTACTTTCATTGGTTGTACAATTATACTATTGACAAAATTATTTATTAATGTTGGTAGTGAATTCAAATAGTTAAATGCATTATTTAATTCTTTGTTTAAGTCTTCTGTTTTTTCCTTCACGTCATTTAATTTATTTAATGCTGAATACATTCTATTTGAAGCATTTCTAATAGGTGCAGCAATATAATTGTTTGTATAATTTATAGTATCATTTGGAACATTTTTTACTTTTCTTATTACACTATTTGATTTATTTAAAGTATCTCCTACTTTTTTAGAAACATTATTTGCTTTATTTACTGTATCAGTTATCTTTTTTTCAGTTTTTTTTATCTCACCAAATATTTTGTTTAACTCTCTTGCTAGTGCTTCGGCTGCTCTTTTTGCAGCAGCAGCAGCTTCTTTCGCAGCCCTTTCTGCAGCTGCAGCAGTTTCTTTCGCAGCCCTTTCTGCAGCTGCAGCAGCTTCTCTTGCCTTCCTTTCTGCCTCTTCTTTTGCTCTTTTTGCTACTTCAGCAGCTTCTCTTGCCTTCCTTTCTGCCTCTTCTTTTGTTTTTTTTGCAAGCATTTCTGTTTCATTTTTTACCTTATCTGCAACATTTACAGTACCTCTTGCAACTTGTGTTGTAGTTCTTCTAACTACACTACCTACTTTTTTAAAAATACCCTCTTTTATTTTTGGTTTAAAAAAAAATTTCTCTAATTGCTCTAAGCCACTTTTTATTTTATAATATAATAATATTGGAGGATAAATTATAATTGTTATTATTATTGATAAATATTTATATACTGTAGATAAATTTTCTTCCATTTATATTATAGTAATAAATATTTTTTAATATTTTGAATACAATTTTTACTGATTTTACGTTCTTGATTATTTGAAGTACTATATTTAAAATTATCTAAACAAGTATTATCTTCTTTTAATTTTTGTATCAAATTATCAAGATTTCTAAACTCTTTAAAAATAGCTTTGGCATAAGTTGTACTAACATTCGGTATTTGACTTAGCATTATTATATGTATATTTTCTTCATTTATATTTTTTTTTTTTTCACTATGAATAACATCAACATAATCAACATTTTTTTTTTCATTATTATTATTATTATTATTATTAATATTATAATAAGGCTCTATTTCTTTATCTCTTATTAATTTATCTGTAAATCTTATTATTAACTCTGCAGTTTCAAATATTGTTGATGTATGAAATAAACTAAACCCTTTCTTATAAAATATTGTAAATAATGAACTATAAAACATTTTCCTTTTTTGATTGTCATTGGTCCTAATATCACCTTCAATTAGATATATTATATTATGATTATGTAAATTATAATTATCAAGTCTTAATGATTGTTCTTTATATCTACCATCTACAATACTTGACAATAAATCATTTACTGTTTTTCTCTCAATGCATATTAATGGGTTCTCATTATCGTCTACAATACATACATCGCCTACATTCAATGTTTTTTGAATTAAAATTATATTTTTAATTTCATTGCCTATTATTATTTTGTTCATATTTTGATATAAACTTTTTTCATGTGAATCTATAAGTATTTTCATAGCAATATAAAATAGATTATTTGTAAGTATTTTTTATTATATATATATATGGCAAAACTGAATTATACATATACATTTATTTTCATTATATTATTTATTGTAATTTCATTTATAACATTTCAAGCATTTCAAGCATTTAAAAAATATGAAGGTTTTTCAAATAATAACATTATAGATTATGGTAAATATGGTAAAGTTAAAACAAATATAATTGAAGTTGCTGACAATGTATATAAAACCCCCTTTTTTCCAAAAAAATTATGCAAAAAACTCATTGATTCATATGAAGAATTTTTAAATGAACGTCAACTTCTCCATAATGATAGTTTTATAAAAAAAAATGATTTAGACCATTTAGATAGTAATGATTTAAAATATGAACCAGGAATGACAGCAAAATTAAATAAAATACCAAAAATATATAACTATTTTAACCATTATGTTAAGAAATATCTTTTTCCTATTGTAAATAAAAAATATCCATATTTTGATGGTAGAAAAATTTCACCACCATACATATTGAGATATGAATCTGATAAATTCTATGAATCAAAAATGGATATTCATATTGATAATGAACAAGTACCAATTATTATATATTTGAATGACGATTTTGAAGGAGGAGGAACTTATTTTCCTCTTCTAAAAAAAACAATTAATGGAAATACGGGAGACCTTATTTTCTATCCAGGTGGCGTAACTCATCCTCATGGTGGAAAAAAAATAACAAAAGGTAAAAGGTACATTTTATTATTTTCAATTATTGACCCTGAAATTTAATTTGAATCTTGAAATATATCTATCACTTTTTTACACCAATCAATATTTTTATAATCATCTTGTGATATATACTTATTTAAAATAAAAGATAATACATTCCAATAGTGATTTGAATTTATTTTTTCAGGTGGGTCCCAAGGAATTGATGAAAAACTATCTATTAATTCTTTTTTTATTTTATAATTATCATTATCTAATGGTATTTCATAATATATATTTTTAAATACTGTTAATACATTTCTTTTGTTATCCATGTTATTAAATATGATATATATTATCATTTCATATTTAATCAATTTTTTACAGAAAGTAAATACATTTCAAAACCAAACATATCATTATAATAATTACCACAAATATAAAATTTTACATCTTGTAAAACATCATTTTTTTCTAACTCCATTAAAAAATCATCTTCATATTCAAGTTCATCAAATAAATCTTCTTTATCACCTGTATATAATTCAAATTTTGGTTTGTTATAAATTCCTTTATTTTTTAAATAATTTTTTGTAAATATAGGGAATTTTTTTTCATAATCGTCTTGTTCATCACCTACTGTTTGACTTACTATATTACTTATTTCTAATAATCTTTTTAAATAATTACCACTATGAACTACTTTTTTTTGATTTGTGTGGTCATCTTCTATATCTTCTATTATAATATCGTATTTATTTTTTGTCTTATAAACATAATCAAAACCATTTTGAATTATAATATTTAATTTTGGATTATCAATAACATTATTTGTTATTTTTCGCATTAATTTTGATTCTTTTAACATTTTTATCATTTTTTCATCAATTTCTACCATTGTAACTTCTTCAACAAAATCATGTTTCAAAACATGACTTGCTGCTAAACCATCTCCTCCACCTAATATTAATACTTTTTTTGGCTTAAATTTTAATAATGGAACATCGCATTGTAAATAATGTGATAATTTATGCTCATCTGAATTAAATTGTACTTGATCATTTAATGTTAACCAATATTTGCTGCCTTTTTCATATAGTTTTATTTTTTGATATTTAGATTCATCTTGGTATACTATTGAAGCATTCATTCCTTCTTTGTATGTATACAACAGTTTATATGATAAATATAATACTATAATTATTGTTATAATTAAAAATGTTCTCATAATTTAAATATAGAATATAATTTATATAATAATAATAAGCTAAATATTATTAATTTATTAATATCTTTGAAAACATTTTCTTATAAAGAATAAATAATAATATATATATTCCATTATTCACTTTTTTTTGATATTTATCTGTAAATTCATTCATTTTATCAAAATGACAACTGTACCTACCTAATGGACATTCATTTAAATAACTCCAGGAAAACAATATAACATTTAAAGATAGTATAACTACAAATAATAAATAAGTATTTTCAAAAAATAATGAAAAAATACCTATGTTAAATATTATGAAAATATGGATAATATCTATATAATATTTTACATTAACTATTTTATCTATAAAAATTAATATATAGAAACATATACTAAAAAAAATCATTCCATATATATTTACTGAATCGTATGAATTTATTTCCTGTGTATTTAAAATACTAATAAACATTAAAAGATTAAAACTATTAAGTAATAACATTTCTACTTTTCTCATGAATTGTTATCATAACTATCTAAAAAAATATTATTAATTATACTAAATTTTTAAAATAACTAAGTATTTTAAATTGATCATATTCACGATATATAGGATTTAAAACAGTACATAATAAAAAAGTGCAATAATATCTATATTTATCTTTAACTTCAATTAATTGGCGACTATTTATTAAAAAATTAAAAAGAGGATAATAATGGCAAAATTCATCAGTACTTTTTATATAAGTTGTATATGCAAAATTGCTATGAATTTTTTTTATTGTTTCATTATGTAATTCATAATAGTGGTAATGGCTTGTTAAATCTACTATTGTATTATTTATTCCATGTATTGTTATATATTTATTTGCGTTTATTAAATCTGATTTAATTTGTATTAAATCTTTTATAACAAATTTATTGTAATAGTGACTCCAAAAATAACTGTATATTAAATTTTTTATTTCATTTGGTAGAGTGTTAATTCTATTAATAATAATTTTATTGTTATTTAATAAAGTATCCATTATATAAATTAATAGATAAATAGAAGTAAAGAAATGCAATAATTTTTCTTATTTAATACGAAGTATAGATAATGCTATATGGAAATTTTTTTGCGGAAATATATTACTGACTATTAAAAGTGATACAGATGAATTAATAACTAAATTAAAAATGATAAAAAATAATTATCTTGTAAAATGAAGTAAGAAATAAATTAGCATTAAAATATATTCAATTGTATGAAATTATTACTGGAAATACAGCTGAAATAAATATTTATAATGATAATGTAGATATTAACATATAATTGTTATTATTTCTAAATTTTATATCTAAAACTAAATAATATAAAATTTATAAATTACTTATTAATTTATTTACCAGGATGAAGTCTATATGGTAAAGATCTTTTAACAAAACCACCTTTTCCTGCAGGACAAACACCACCAAATTTGGATAAATCAATATTTACACGATTAAAAGCACCTTCACGAATTTGATTGAATTCACCTGTGCGGACATTACCTTCTGTTTCACCACAATTACGAGCATCAGTTCCAACTAATGAGCCAAGATTTTTTGCACGACCATTTAAAGTACGCATTATATATATAAGAAATATTTTTTATTAAAAATTATTTTTTATTAAAAACGATATAAAAATATATTTTTATTTATATTAAATGTCTAAACTTGACGATGATATTGTTAAAAATGATGATGATATGCTAGTATTTAATCCTTATAATCCGCTAAATGTTGAGATTACATTGAATGATGTTCAATATATTCTCAAAAGATATGGTGTTCCTTGTAAAATAAATAATTTTGAACTTTTTAAAAGAGCTTTTATTCATAGATCATACACCAAAAGACCGGAACTAGAAAATGAAAAACAAAATATTATTATTTTAGAAAAACCTCATGATTGTTTACCTCTTAAAAGTAAATCCAATGAAAGATTAGAATTTTTAGGTGATGGTGTTCTAGAATGTGTTGCTAAATATTATTTATATAAACGTTTTCCTAAAGAAAATGAAGGATTTATGACCGAAAAAAAGATTGCATTAGTAAAAAATGAAGCTATTGGAAAATTAGCATATGAAATGCGATTACATAAATTTTATATTATGTCTAAACATGCTGAAGAAAAAGGTACAAGAACTAATTTAAAAAAATTAGGTTGTTTATTTGAATCATTTATCGGAGCTTTATTTTTAGATGCAAATAAAATAGATATTTATGACGATAATGGATATTTTCAAAATGTTTTTACATGTACTGGTCCTGGTTTTCAATGTGCACAAATATTTATTGAAAATATATTTGAAAAACATGTAGACTGGGTTGAATTAATACAAAACGATTATAATTATAAAAATATATTACAAGTTAAAATACAAAAAGAATTTAAAATAACTCCTTTGTATATTGAATTTGAGCATGATATTGATTTAGGATATAAAATGGGTGTTTATATTTGTCTAGGACAACCATCATATGATTTAAATCATAATGATTCTATCCATTACGATGAATTTAAATGTTTTAAAAATATTCATCAATATATTGAAGAAAATGAAAAAGTATTAGTATTTTTAGGAGAAGGACAGCATAAAATAAAGAAAAAGGCTGAACAAATCGCATGTGAAAAATCATTAAATAAAATAGAATTACAAGAAGAAATATAAATAATTAAATTAGTTTAATCCATTTTATATGTGTATATACTATAATATGGATAATGAAATAGTTAAAAATCTACAAATTAAACCGATTCCAGAAAAACAGCAAGGTTTTAAGATTTTATTATCAGATTTAATTGAAGATAAAAGAAAGGAATTATTTGATACTACTATTATATTTAACGACTTAAGAAATAGGTTAACAGTTTTAAATGAAAGTATTGATGAGGAAAAAGATAAAGAAGATAATGATGATAAACAAGTAAAAGAAGAAGAAAATGAGCAAAGAAAAGAGAAACAAAAAGAAGAAAAAGATGAAAAAGATAAAGAAGATAACTTAGAAATTAGAAAGCAGGCAAGAAAAAGCAAACCAAAATTAGTTGTAGCGCAGACGTCTATTCCAGCTGTAAATAAAGTAATGGATATTGAAATTGGTGATGAAATTATTAAAGATAGATTACCAAAAGAAGGACCTAGTGTTATTCTTAAAAAGTCCGCTTATTTTATTAATAATAGAGAAGTATTTGTTAAATTTATAGATAATCTTTTTCAACCTTATAGAGATGAGATTTTAAATAATAATGAAGAAGTATCATGTAAAAATAGAAAGGGTAGTGAATTTAAATTACTAACTCATCAAAAAATTATAAGAGATTATGTTAATATTTATAGTCCGTATAGAGGTCTATTGATATTTCATGGTTTAGGGTCAGGAAAAACATGTGGTTCTATAGGCATAGCTGAAGGTATTTTAAGAATAACATCAGTTGCTATTGCTGAATCATTGAATACCGATAGAAAAATTGTTGTTATGACACCAGCATCATTACGAAAAAATTATTTTGAAGAATTAAAAAAATGCGGAAATCCTATTTATAGAAAAAAACAATTCTGGGAATTTATAAATACACAAGAAGAACCAGAAAATTTAGAAATTTTATCAAATGTTTTGCATTTACCAGTTGAATTCATACGAAAAAATAATGGTGCATGGTTAGTTAATGTTAAAAAAGAAAGTAATTACGATAAATTATCTACACAAGATAAAAAAATGCTAGACGAACAGTTAAATGAAATGATACATCAAAAATTTCAATTTATTAATTACAATGGTTTAAGAAAAGACCGTGTTAATGAGCTAACTGAGAATGATACAAAAAATCCATTTTCAAATAAAGTTGTTATTATTGATGAAGCACATAATTTTATAAGTGCTATTGCAAATAAGATAGAAGGAGAAAAAGATATTGAAAACCCAGAAGATAAAAAATTTATCGTATTATATAAAAATTTATTAAAAGCTACTAATTGTAAAGTTATCTTATTAAGCGGTACACCTATTATCAATTATCCGAATGAAATTGGAATTTTATTTAATATATTAAGAGGCTATATTAAAACTTGGAATATTAATATTGAATTAGAAGAGCAAAAACCAAATAATAAAATTGAACAAGTTGTTAAATTATTTAAACACAGTGATTATGTAGAATATAATTCAAATAAGTTAAAAATAACAAGAAACCCATTTGGATTTGTAAATACATATAATAATGGAGAATATAAAGGAGTAAAATTAAACAAGCAAGGTGATTATATTAATGATAATGAGTTCTTTAAAAAATTAACAAAACATTTATCAAACAATAAAATTAAAATCAAAAGCTATACGGTTGATAATTATAAGGCATTACCTGATAAATTTGATGAATTTAATAGTTTATTTATTGATTCAAAAGAAAGAGACCTTAAAAATATTGATATTTTTAAACGAAGAATATTAGGATTAACTTCATATTATAGAAGTGCACAAGAAGAATTACTACCTGATATTAATAAAAATGATGATAAAGATTATCATATAATACGTTTAAATATGAGTGATTATCAATTTAAATTATACGAAGAAGTTAGAATTAAAGAAAGAAAACAAGAATCAAAAAAATCAACAGGTAAGTTATATGAAAGTACTAATTCATCCTATAGAACATATTCTAGGGCATTCTGTAATTTTGTATTTCCAGAAAGTATGAAAAGACCATTTCCAAAAGATGATGAAATTACAAATAATAATGAAGATGAAAATGAATTTGACGGATTAAACTTGCAAAAACAAATAGAGGATATTAAACAAAATAAAGAAGATGAAGATGAAATTAAAAATGATTATCCTACACGCATTAAAAATGCTATTGAATTTTTAAAAAGTAATAGTGATGATTACTTAAAAGAAAATCTTGAAAAATATTCACCAAAATTTGCAGCATTACTGGAAAATATTGAAAATGAAGAGCACAAAGGTTGCAATTTAATATATAGTCAATTCAGAACATTAGAAGGTATAGAAATTTTAACATTAATGTTAGAAGCAAATGGATATAAAGAATTGAAAATAGTTAAAGACCGTAAGGGTGATTTTACATTTAAAAATCCAATTGAAAAAGGAAAAATGTTTGCATTGTACACAGGAAGCGAAACGGAAGAAGAAAAAGAACTAATACGTAATATTTATAATAGTGATTGGAGTTATCTACCTACTAAATTATCTAGTGAATTAAATAAAATTAATGAAAATAACTTTTTCGGTGAAATTGTAAAACTATTTATGATAACATCAAGTGGTGCAGAAGGTATTAATCTTAAAAATACACGATATGTTCATATAACTGAACCATACTGGCATCCGGTTAGAGTAGAACAAGTAATAGGTAGAGCTAGAAGAATATGTAGTCATGAAGATTTACCGGATGATATGCAAGATGTAAAAGTATTTTTATATTTAATGCAATTTACAGATAAACAAATAGAATTAGGTTCAAAATCATTACGATTAGATAGAAGTAAATATAATAAAAATAATACTAGACCATTAACAACAGATGAAGCATTATTAGAAATAATGAATAGAAAAGAAAATATTAATAGACAATTATTAACTGCAATAAAAGAAACAGCGATGGATTGCTACATCCATAGTAATGAAGATAATAATGAAAATTTAGAATGTTATTCATTCGGTAATGAAAGTAATCCAAATATATATTCTATGAAACCAAATATTGATGATGAGGAAAAAGATTCTAAAATAAAAAAATTAAATGAAAAATCTGAAAAATTCAGAGCAGTTAGAATTAATATTGATGGTAGAGATTATGCAAGAAGATTAAACGATAGTGGTAAACCAACCAATCTATTATATGATATTGATACATTTAAACAAGCATTAAAGAACCCTAAAATAAATGCAAAATTAATAGGTAAATTAATAAAAAAAGATGACGGAAATTATTATATTGATACTGGTATTTAAAATTGTATATAATTATATAATTCAATCAATTTCATCGTCAATTATTACATTTTCCGAATAATCATAATTTAATTCATCTAAATCTAATTCTAATGATTCATCGCTTGGTATATTACTTTTATATATGTTGTTTACTCTATTATTGGTGTCCTCAAACAAATAATCATCGCAAAAATCAAAACTATTTGAACAAATTTGAAATATATTTCCCATATATTTTATTAATAATAATAAAAATTTTTTATTAATATTAAGTTATTTATTAAGCTAATTATTTTGTAAATCTTCTATTTTTTTACTAAGTAATAAAAACCAAGATTTTACTTTTTTTTCTAATGAGGTTATTTGTTTTGATAAATCTTTCAATGTAATTTCATCAATATTATTTGTTTGTTTTAATTTACTGAATATATCTAAATTTTCTTCATCTAAGCTATCTAATACTGATTCTTCCCAAACAATTGTCTTACTATTATTATCTATATTTACATGTTCTTTGGTATCTTCTTTGGTATCTTCTTTGATATCTTCTTTGATATCTTCTTTGATATCTTCTTTGATATCTTCTACTTTTATTTCTTCATTTTTATTTATTGTATCATCTTCTGAAATAATTATATTTTCATCATTTAATGATTCATATTTTCGTTCTTTTAATTTTTGCTCCATAATTTCATCTAAATTTGAAATTGGTTCATCTATTTTATCCGAAAAATCAATTGTTTCAGGTGTGAAAACTTTCATAGAATTTTGAAAATCTATTTCTTTTTTTTTCAATTCATTATTAAATAATTCTTGTTTTTCCTTTTTTATATCTTTAATTAAAACAGGTTCTTTTTTCATTAACTTATTATTTACTAATTTAATTAAACTTTTATTTTTACTTATTACTGAAGAATTTTTATTTTCATTTTCTATAATTTTTATACAATCTTCAAATAATTCTCTTGTATTTTCAAATTTATCAGCTACACTTTTTTTAAAAAATTCATTGTCCATTAGTATTCCCCATACTAATCCTTTATTTCTTGTAGATTCAAATTGAACTTCCATTATATATAAAATATTTATTGTTTTAAATATAATTTTTACATAATTTAATTAAAATACTCTATTAATTGAAGTTAAATTATTAAATTGATTTAAAAATAATAAATATATATACATAACAATAATAACAAAAATGGTTAAATATTCATGCGAACAATGCGAAACAAAATTAAAAAAAAAGTTGATTGTTGAAAATAAAAAAATAAATGTTAATATAGAATTTATGGATACTATCAATAATAAATCACCTTTAAGATATCCAGGAGGAAAAACACGAGCATGTAAAATATTAGAAACTATAATGAAACAACATTTTAGTATAAGTAATTTTAATAATTTAATATCACCCTTCTTTGGTGGTGGTTCATTTGAATTTCATATTCAAAATAATTATCAGCTAAATATTATTGCAAATGATAAATTTACACCTCTTTATAATTTTTGGAATATTTGCAAAAATAACAAAGAAAACTTATGTATTCAACTTAATAAAAAAATAGATATGATAGATAAAGATAATTTCACTTCCTTAAGAGAACAAATAATGGAAGAAAAGAATCAACTTAATCAAAGTATAATGTATTTTATTATCAACCGTTGTTCCTTTAGTGGTGCAACATTATCTGGAGGATTTTCATTAGAAGCTTCTAAAAAAAGATTCACAAAATCTTCCATTGAAAGAATTCAAAAGTTGGATCTAAGAAAGTTTAATATTTATAATTTTGATTTTGAAGATTTTATTAATGCTAATCAAGATACAAAAAATCTGATATTTTTAGACCCACCTTATTATTTAGAAAAAGCATCTACTTTATATGGAAATAATGGAGATATGCATGATACATTTGACCATAATAAATTATATGAATGCTTATTAACAAAGAAAAATTGGTTTATGACATATAATAATTGTGAATATATAAGAAATTTATATAAAAATTTTAAAATTATTGAGACTAATTGGAGTTATGGAATGAATAAATCTAAAGAATCTTCAGAAATTGTTATTATTTGTCAAAATTAAATTTTATATATTAGAGATGCAGGTAGTTTATTTTCATCATCCCGACTATAATTAGATTTATTAAGTTTAGTTATATCTTTCGGCTGACAAGCAACAGTTACAGATAAATTACAAAACCCCTTTTTATTCTTTCGTGTATGTATTTTAGTTCTTATTCTAATTTGTTGTTCTATATTAAATAAAGGAACATCAAAATTGCATATATCATTTCCTAAGTGATATAATCCATATCCATTACTAATTTGTATATAATTACACCCTTTTGCTTGATATAATTTTGATATATAATCAGAAGGAATATCAATATATATATCATTCCACTTTTTTGTTTCTGTTTTTATTTTAATCCAATCTTCATGTGTTATTGATTTTTCTATAAATGGGGGTATTTCTCCATCATATAAACTTATCTCATTTATTAGTTTATTAAACATTTTTCTACATTCATTAGGATTTTTTCCTTTTTTTGTTGCTTCCCAACTTTTACTTTCTTTGTTATATACTATACTACACTGCATCCAATCTGGTGTATTATATTTCTTTACCTCTATACCAATATCATTTTCTGT